TGAATAGAGAGTCAAGGTTAATTACATCTGCACCTGCAACGTGATTTGACTGTCTTAGAGCTGCTTCTCCAGCATATATCTCATTATGGAGGTTATCGTAAGCAACAGGTCCAGAAACGCCTCTAGAGCACCCTAGGAAGGCACTGGAGGCATATCCTGATCCATCCTCCTGTATATCAAATCCTGTTACTTGATCAAATCCAACATCTACAGATGCCCTTGCTGCTTTTGGTTCTGCAATGTATATTATAGGAGGTTCTGATTCAGAGTATCCAGTACCAAAATCAATTATATTAATATCTGTAATTTCACCATTAAAGATGGTAGCAGCAGCTTTAGCACCAGTACCACCTATTGGGTTGCCATATCCGTCTTTTCTATCATCTACAATATAAACTGAAGGTGCATCAGTATAACCACTACCACCAGTCAACATTTCAATATTTGTGACTGATCCAGATGCTACAGTGACATCAAGGACTTGAGCACCGATAGGATTAACAATTGCCACACGAGGAGGAGTAGAATACCCTCTACCACGATTGGTAATTTGTATTTCGTATACTTGACCGTCTTGGTTGATCCTGGATATTGCTTGAGCATTAATACCACCATCAGGAGCCTCATCTATGTAAACTACTGGTGGATTGCTATATCCACTACCCATTTCGCTAACAGCGATACTCCCTACATTAACTCTACCTTCAGAGTCGATAGTAGGAGCACCAATGATTGCACCACCAGGATTCTTGAATGATATAGCAGGAATGAAGTCATAACCACTACCACTGTTAGTAATAGTCAAACTATCTACCATTCCAGTCTCATCATTGACTGTAAGACTTAATTTAGCAGGTGTGCCAAAAGGATTGGTAGGACCAGCAACAACAGGGATAGGTGGGTTGTATGATGTGTAACCTTGACCACCATCAATCAAATTGATGTCTTTTATACCACCAATTAGTGATCTAGCAGTTGCATTCGCTCCAACCTTACTAGTAATAGTAACTTTAGGTGCAAAGTCAATTCTATACTTAGATCCACCAATTTTAGGGATTAAAGACTCAATTGTGCCATCATCAGCAACCTTAGCAATTGCTGTTGCTCCAGATCCATAAGCAGGAGCATTATATTCAACAGACCTAATATGAATAGCGTCAGCAGCTCCAATTTCATTTTTGAAAACAACTTTATCTGCAAAAACGGTAAAATCTTCATATGGTACTTGTAATCTATTATTTTTCTTGATTATTAGTCCAATTGCAGATGTTGGAGTATAAGATTGCGTCGCAATCCTTAATGGGTAATATTTTGTGCCTTCCCATTCTTGAAATGGAATTGCATCGGCAGTTTTGATGACTTGATCGGAATATCCAACCAAATAAGTGATTGAAGTGAATTCTGAGTTATCTGCACCGATTTGATCTCTAGGTGGTTCTGCAAAACGTATATTAAACCCTTCAACGAAGTAATCTACGTTTGGTACCATCATTACATTGTAAGCAATGACAATTAAGTGCTCTGCTGAAGGAGGAGCAACTGGAGTACCTAAAAAGCTTAGTGGGAAGGTAGTTTCGACTCCATCAAAGAGTGAAAATGGGTTTTCTAACTGTTGCTTCTTCTTATTAAACTGTGGATACGAAATTCCTGGAGTAATGATAACATCAGGACCACGAGTAACCGTTTCATAGTAAATTACTTCATTATCAATCATTATGGAGCCGTTTTGCTCCTGGAATCCATCTATACCCTCAATTTCAATCTTATTATCGTACACACCAATATCTTTGAGCAAATTCGTTGCACTTGCAAGCTGCTCAGAGGTATAATTATCCAGATCAAGATATCTCAGTAAATTATTGAGTATATCGTAAGGTCTACCTGTTTTCTCCTGAGACTTATAGTATTCAAACAAGAAGTTGACTAATTGCCGATCTTCGTAACGAATGAACTCGGGTAACTGATTCTCGACTCTATCAGAGACGTTGATATTCTTTGTAATTGGCATCTATCTTAGAAACAGGAATCGCTAACTGGATAAACAAATGTATCCGTTGGATAATCAATGATATTTATGCCAGTTGTGTCACCGAAGTTATAACCACTAAAGTTATTCGGATCGAAGGTTGGAATAGCAATATCGTTGATTGTATAGTCAATTGGATTGACTGCTGGGTTGAATATTGTTGGATCAACTCCTGGTGGGATGGTTATAGATCCACCAGCAGGTAATACTTGTATAGGAAGTCTTGTGCTGTCATCTGGAGTGCCTTGAATCGCTATAGGACCAACGCAGACCTGACCACTGCCATAATCTACACTTCCGACAGAAGGATTTAATACTAATTCACTCTCATCTCTAGTTGTAACCATAATCAGGTTACCTTGACCGTCATCTCTTATATTTACAGGTACCAAGACCTGATTAGTGAGATTTGTGGACAAACCAGGAGATGCTACAGCAGCAGAGGTCGCTCCATCAGTCAAAGTTAAGTTTACAAGGTCTTCGGTGTAACCAGTAGCATAAAATGTGCCAGATTTGACTACAGAGAAGTTTGGTTTACACTTATTACCAGTTCCACCATCTCCATCGCCATCAGGATCGTCATCATCACCAGATCCAGTGTCAGGAGTACCAGCATAACCAGATGGATCATAAAGTGGGTTACCAAAATCTAAACATTGAGTAAATACATTACCAAAAGTGAATTTATCGAGATTTTGACCTAAAGTCATTTGGGTAACGTTACCAGCAATGCTAGTATCAGCATTATCAACCATAGATCCAAATTTAGATCCATCAATACGTCCACCAAACCTATTTGTTTGACCATTTTTGTTAAATTGGTCAATTCCTTGTAAAACTTTAGTACCTAACTCAGATCCAGTTAAATTAGTGTCATTTCCATTGTAATAAACGTAAGATTTTGGAATAACGTAGAAACTTGTAGGGTCAATGATGACTGGCTCTATAGAAGCGACTGAATATTTCTTCAAATCGTTTTTTATCTTCTGTTTTGTCGTCTCATTGAGCTTATTTCCTGTTTTTGGTCGAATTGCAACGTAAACTTTACCATAAACAGGTGGAGATAACTTCTCACCACCAAAAGCAGTCACTGATGCTGCTTGAGGATAGATTTCAGAGACAATATGCTCAAAATCATTCTCTGTAACCGCCCTATTTTGGGTTGCATACGCTCTAGGTGCTCTAAACTTGACTGAAAGAGGTGATTCACGGTTTTCACCATCCTGAGCAGCGTCTTTCGTGCTTAGACTTATCTTAGCAGGTGCAATATTCCTTAAATCACTGTCTAATACGTTACCAACAAAGTTAAAACCCTTTGCACCATTGGCTTCTACCCCATCTGTAGACACATATGAGATAGTAATGTATTCACCATCAATTAATTTACGTCCAATTGACCCATCACCGAAAACTAAACGATATCTAAGGTCATCTGTCTCTTCCAAATAGTAAATTCTGGAAGTACCATCAGCATTTGTGACATTTTTAGCAGGACTATAGGTATCTTTCTCAGCAGATTGAGCAGTTGGAGAAATATCTACTGTTAGAAGAGCAGTATCTACATTTTCATCGGGAATAATGTAGTCTTGCTTCTTAGTATAGTCAACTGTATAGTTATAGGTCATCAAATTTCCTTGATAAACCAAAACATTATCAAAAGTTGCCTTACCAGTGCCACTATCAACAGATACTTGGATGTCATTTGTCAATGCAAAGGTATAAGCATCAAAATCATTGTCTGCAACAAAGACATCACCCTTCTTTAAAGTAGCAAATTCTGGGAAAGTCGTCCCATTTAGTGATGTTGTTGTCTGTGCGACTAATTTTACACATGCTCTAGGTGCTTTTACTGACCTTGGAGTGTAATTTAACTGCTTTGCGATCCTTACAATGTTATCTCTGACCGTTGCAGTCTCCAAAAATGCTTCATTCAACGCCATATTAGCGTTAAAAGCAGTGTAATATGTGTTATACGCTAGAATATCAATCAAATATGAAGCAGAACTACCCTCAAAATCATAATCTGAGAACTCTTTTCTAGTTCTTAGGTATGATCTGATCGATTCTTTGATTTCAAAGAAGTCTAACGACGTTAATTGTGATGGAATGGCTGCCATTTTATGCCTTCTCTAAGAGAAAATCGATATTTTGCACTAATTGCTCTCCAACAATAGTGTAGTTTATCGATATATGTACTGAATTTATATCGGAATCATCACGAACGTCAACACCAGTGACTTGAATTCTTGGTTCTAGTCTTGCTAGGCAGTTATATATCTCATTTTTCATAGAATCTACCGAGAATGGATCCCATGGTTCAAATAAAAGCATCCTAACCTGAGACCCAATCTTGTCTTGGAAAGGACGTTCACCAAATTGAGTCAGTAAAAGATTCCTTACTGACTGTTTTATTGCATTTTCATTCTTAACCACGCCAAAATCACCAGTAGAAGGATTAGCATTCATCGAAATTGCTAAATCTTTGAATCCTCTACTGACGTATTTCTCAGATCTGAATCTGTATCCAGGCATGCGTCTCTACTTTTAAAGATATTTATCACTATATCTTTTATTTATAGGGTTTTCCGACTATTTACCTTGACCCCTATACCTTTTCTTTGCTACGTTACGAGAAGAAGCAGCAATTTTTGTGTTTTTTGAGTTTCCTTGTCTAGTTTTCTTTGCTGGAGGTGCTTGATATCCACCATCTGAACCGTATAATGCCATTTTTGGTTAATAAACTACTATGATGATAGCACAGTTGCATGCCCCCACGCAACCACTGATGAACAAGGGTAACTAAATCCTGAAAAACCGACTCCTAGAGGGTCTAGTATCCTTGCAATGGGTAATTTCAGAGCAAACACTGTTAAAGTTGTTGCCATAAGGATCCTAGTATGTCCTACACCACCTCCATCTTCGATTGTAAGGGTGCTACAAGGGATTGGAGTGGGTGTTGGACACGTTGACTTACCACAAGGACACATGTACACAATAATATTAGTACATACTGCTATATGCGGTTGAAATGTATCCCCATGTAACATAATAGGAATACGATTTACCTGCACAGTTGCCCTATATGGGGTTACTGGAAAGATTGGTATTAGTGGTTGAGGAGGCCACCAACAAGTATATTCCTTAATTACGATAGAATATGGTATTGGTGTACTACCACAAGACTGTACAGAGTGAATAGTGGACGGTAAACACAATCCATGACCACTACAAGGTAGTCCATTTAGAGATGATACTGGTAAGAGATATCCAAATGCCATGTTACAACCTCTTAGGGAATATAGTATCGTTTAATGTGGTACCATCAGTCCAGTTTTCACTCTCGTTACATTCATCAAAGAATGGATTACCATAATTCTTCAATGCCCTACCCAGTGCGATAACTCCACCAGTTAACCAATTCCTTACAGTCATTTTGCCATTATAAGCACCGAGTTGTAATCTAGCAGTAGATCCAGATCCTGTCATACGTTTAGGATTAACAGCAATGGAAGCATCCATACACTTATCTAGTGCTAGACAAGTATTACTAGGTTGCAATTGAGGTACCTGACAATAAGTCTGACCTGCTAGACCATTACCATTTGCATCATAACCACAGTATACAGTAAGAGGACCATCAGATGCGTTAACTCCCCGTACGTATGTATCCCAACATTCATTAGGTGGTACATTGTTAGTGCATGATGCTACGGTTAATGCAGTATAATCTACAGAATGCGGTGTACCTGCTGGGTCACCTGCCGTAGGGTGACCTAACCACGTTTGCACTGCTGCACTACTGGTAATATTATCTCCTGCCCACATCTGTAACTGTTCCAGCTCTGTATAGTTAGATCTATTGTAGTCGTAAGTGTTTTCATCTAACCCCACAGG